CGGCATAGTTCCGCAAGCCTAGAATCTGCTTTGTGAACATTGGCACAATGAATTTTCCGTGGCATGATTTTCTCCAATAGGGGTAAAGTATCCCTCCATTATATCATATCGGCAAACCAGTGTCAAGAACTTTATCAATTTTCGCTAACTTTCGCTGGCTGTCTCATAAAATCGCAACCCTTTAGGGTTGGGTGGTACATCCCACCCAAATAAAAAAGTTCTCAAAAATAACAATCGACGTAAGTGTATGGCAGTAAAGGACTTACGACAAAACCGGCCCGCCCCGCCAGCCCTAACCCCTTACGGGGCAGGGACTTACGGCGACACAACACAATTTACATATCAACAATTTTCTTAGTCGAGAAGCAGCGGGTGCCACCTCGGACCTCGTCAACGGTCAGATATGGACCATTCGGCCCCTGTCCCTTGTCAACCACAACACCAATAACATTCCGAAGAATATTATATTTCCCATGCCGTGGATACATAAACTTTACAGTGCTACCAATTCGCTTGTGTGTCTTAATCATTGAACTTCTCTTTCTACAGTTTTAAAAGATACTTTAAACTCATTTCCTGCCTTCTTAATCATAACACCGTCATGCAGGATCTTAATAACGGTGCCGATCTCCAACTCGGTTCCTACTTTAATCGTCGCTTCCATAATTTTCCTTTACTAAATAAGCTTTTGGAATCCAGTCTGAATATTCTTCAATTGTCCATGATATAAAACGTTCGTCCATATGAGCATCTTCGCCAAACTCAAACGGTGCTTCTATGAAGATATTTGAATTTGTGGACGGTCGAAAAAACTGTACATGCGTGAACATTAAATCATTCCTCATTTTCTTTCGCTTCGAGTTCTTCCAAATCACTTTTCAGACTTTCCAACTCACGTTTCTTGTCGGTCTTGACTCGATTCAGCAAAGTATCAGCCAGACTCTGCTTGTCCGCAATTGACATCGGAACAACAATCTTGTCGCCGTTTTCGCATGTGATCTCCAAATCAGTCCAGCAAGAAATATACTTGACTTTGCCAACATTGTACGTCGTTTCAATCTTCATTCGTTCAATCTCCAAAAAAGGTTTGTGAGTGTGTATTGTAACACACTTGAAAAGGCTCGTCAACCGCTAATCACTCGAATCAGAGTAAAGTTCGCGATATTCATCGACACATCGCTGCATGTTTGCAATAGTTTCGGCGTCAACATCCAGATAAACAGTCTTTGTAATGTCAAGCCCAGTTTGGCCCACTACTGTGATCTGGTATCGTCGCTGTTTTTCACGATGATAACCAGTCATTGAAATTGTTCCGCTGTCGTTTGTTGCTGTCATCAGTTGAGTGCTCATTATTTGTTCCTTTTCAATAACTCTGCACATGTTCGCCCATATACTTCACCGTCATCAGATCCAATTGATCCCGTGTCGAATTCTTTGTATTGACGTAAATCGACCGGCAACATCTCGTTTGGAATCACAATGGCTTCAGCCAGAGCATCATAGAGATTTTGCAGGTAGAATTTTGCCGGTGTTTCCAACTCGTTGATTCGTTCTTGTAGTGTCTTCATTTTGTTTTCCTTTGTTGTATCGTTCGCGTCTCTATATATTATATCGTCATTTCACGCGGTGGTCAATAGTAAATCCCCAAGATTATGGAAAGTTTTTGAAAATTGGCTAACTCGCTAACTCACTGGCTTACTGGCTATACACATTAAAAGCAATCCGATTAGATCGGATAGGACACATCAAACACCGGATGTTCTGCCGGTCTATCATGATCTTCATCGGGGCACGGTTCGCCCGTGGCAACATCGCCACAGCACTTACAGCATGTGCCACCAAAATTGTCGTTAAAGCATAATGAGATGTCACCACAGTAGTCGCAGTCAGTGACAAATGTTTTTGTTTGTGTGTTTTTCATACTTGTATTATATCATATCGGCAAAAGATTGCAACCCTATTCACTTAAAATAAAAAGAAAAAACAAAATATTATCAAATTGTCATAAGTCGTTGCTATCAAAGGACTTACGTCGCCGGGGGCAGCCCCGGCTCGATATAAGTCGAGCGAGAGCCTATAGTTACGTCACCATTCTCCTTGACCGTCAAAAGTATCCCAATCATAAGAATCGTAATCGTTCTTGATTCCGAGACAATGATCACAACAAGATGAAGGATTGTCAACAGGCAATCTCGCACCACAAACGCAAACCATATCAGTTTGTCGTCCGTCGTCGTCAAAATTGGGGCAACAACCAGCTTCGTGACCACAACACGGGAAATCTTCACAATACGCCATTTCAACACTCCTACAAAAAGACTTTCAAAAAGACCGATTCGGGATTCGAACCCGCTATAGACGCCTACAATACCAAGCCGTAGCCACGACGCCCTTTAACCAATTGTCTGCTTGGAGACTCGGTCGAAATGTATTATACCAACTACCGTGGAGAAACGCAATCCGAATTCTTGAAGTTTTTCCATACTTTGCGGATATATCTTTCGCTGCCTACGTTGAACGTGACAATTTGTCCACTAGGGGAAAATCGCCCAACAAACCACTTGACTTCTCCGTCAAAAGTCCCTATAGACATGAACCGATGCCCTGGAACACTGACCTCCGATATCATCAGACGTGTATTGTAGTTGAACAGCTCTACGATGCGTTTGTGTTTAATTCTCATATGTGTATTATACAATATTTATCGTCATTTTGCAAGGCTAAACGTGAATAAATCCCACAAATATATCAAGAAAGTCATAAGTCCCTACTATCAAAGGACTTACGTCGCCGGAGACCGGCCCCCCGTGTCGTAAGTCCTTACAGGGCAAGGACTTACGACTCTCACGATTGAGATTGTTTATCACGCCCCAGTCCGCACGATGCGGCCCATTTCTTGGACGTGCCCGCGATTCAATACGACCTACCTTGCTTCCGCTCGCGGGAGCGTCAAGGATTCCAGCCTTTAGTAGCACATTGGACTACTCTCCTAAATGTCGAACCGCTCACCGGCAATTCAAGCACGGATCTTTGCGGCCCAAGTATTGCTCTTGCCAGGAGCGGATTTGGGTGGCGTTCTCAAGATTGTAAGTGAGTTGGGCAGGACTTGAACCTGCATATGTCGGTTCTTCCCCGACTTTTATGACATGAAGTCATTCAACGCCCATAGCCTATTCTGGGTCACCAACTCATGTGTATTATAGCAGGTTTCCCCGCCAATGTCAACCCTAACTGTTGACTAATTCCTGAAGTTCAGCATTCGCCGCAGCAATTTCTTCCTCAAACCACTGATCGCGTTCCGCGTCAGTCAACTCCTGCACGGTTTCCCATGCTTCAAGAGCCACATTGTCTTCAACCTGAATTTCGTCGATGATGTTTTGCATGTCAGTATTATACCAGATGAGAGGTGAGTTGTCAACAGTAAAACTTAAAAAGGTTTGGCGGGGAATCGAACCCCGCGAATCTCTCAGCCTTGCCACCAGTCTATATTGGCAAGTTTTCAGCGAGCTACGCTACTGGCGTTGTGCCCGTGCCAAAGGCTTGTTTGGGTGGCTGTTTTTCTAAAAATCAACTTCGGCGTCCATTAAATCCGCCATCCTGTCCAGTTCTTCCTGTTTGCTCAGTTCTTCCATCCATTCCTGCATGAATGCCATTTCTTCCATTTTTGGTTCCGGGTTGAAAAGGTGCTGAGCTTCCGCTGTTTCTTCACACTGGATTTCGTCAAAGATGTTCATCGTGTCAATCTTTCAAAAATGAAAAGTGTCTGAGTATTGTATCGGCATTTCGCCCGACTGTCAACAGTTAATCTTCAAAAAATCATCAGAATTCGGGTTGTCCATATTCACGCCCCAAATATCGTCGGCATCGAAATCGTGGACAGCGTGCCAACGATCACCGCAGCAGTCGCAATCGAGTCCCTTGGCAACACCATGAAAATAGATGTGATCAGAATTCTGAGCAATATCATTTGCCTGAGCCGCATCGTCAGCCTTGACCACAATGTTTTTGGGTCCGATGTCACGCCCACCAGAGTTATTCTGTCGAAATTGAAACAATGGCATTTTTTTGTCCTTAAGCAATTTTCGTGATTGTTTTGAAGTCAACGCACTGAAACTTTTTGTTCAGTGTAAACCACACGTTTCCTGTGCTGGAAAGTGCTTCGATAAAAACCTTGACACCATCGGCCAGAGCGATAATGTCGCCCCGCTTGAGTTCGACGGTCGTTTCAGTTTCGTTGTTAAAAAATCTCATTTTGTTTCTACTTTCAAAAACTCTTAAACTTTCAATACATGTATTATATCATATGTATCGACATTTTGCAAGGCTGCGGTCCACATTTTTACCCCCAAATCCAAAAGTATCCAAAGTTTTTTTGGCATAGGGTTTGCTATGAGACATTGACGTAAGTCGTTACCACCAAAGGACTTACGTCACCGTGGGCGGGCCTTCCGTGTCGTAAGTCGTTTGATACCAAGGGTTTACGTCAGCTTATCCGATTCCTTTAGGTGAGACACTTATTCTCACAATCAGTCATTCGCGTGAATATAACGATACAACGCCCGCACGTCCTCCCACAATTCTTTCATTTCTTCCAATTCAGGATTTGGCGGTTCTGGTAAAGATTCCATTTTTTTTCCTTTGCGTGAGTATCGGGGATTTCCAGCAATATAACCATTTTTTGAATGATTGTGGTCGTTCTTGTGTTTTCTTCGTCTCATTTTGTTTCCTTTACAGTCTAGAATCTAGGTCGAAACGCCTGCCATGCGGAACCGAGGAAGCCTACGCTTTGCGGTGAGACTACTGGTTCCGGTTTTGGTTCCGGTGTTGGTTCCGGTGTTGGTCCATCGATCAGAGCTTCAACCTTTGCAACATCTTCGGACGTTGCACCGGCAATGTTCAACTCTAGGATGATCTTGAGACTGCGGACAAAATTGCTTGGAATGTTCAGGCTTCCGACTTCGCGAGCGATTGTTTCGAGTGACTTCTGCATTTTGTTGCTTCCTGTTAATGTGACTTGTGAGTGTGTATTGTACCAAAATCGCCGGAGGTTTGTCAACTCCAGATAGTTTGTTTTGTGGTAGTATACAGCCAACCGTTGTAGACTTTTACGCCCCACCAGCCGAGTTTTGGGCTTTTCTTTCGCAGGTCTGGAATGCTAGCCAGAAACTGCTTCATATCTTCGGCGGTTGGTACGCCGTTTCGCTGAACATACTTGTCGTATGCTGCCAGAGATTTGCCGATGCGATCATCGAAGATTTTTTTTGCGAGGATGTAACTCATTTTTCTTACCTTTCAAAGTATCGTTTTTGTGTGTGTATTATAGCAGATTTATCGGCGTTTGTCAAGCCTCAAGTAGCTCAATTCTGCGAGACCAGATAAGTTTTTCGTCTTCAGTGCAAAGTCTGCGGAATTTCAAAACCTGATGCCCGTTGAACAGCATTCCAGAACCGCTCATAACGATAGAGGTATGGCTAACGCTCATAACGTTTCGAACTTTTCCGTTAGCTCGGATTTGGATATCAAGTTTCATTTTCTCTTACCTTAGTAGTGTTGTGTGTTGTGCGGTGCGGTTGTTAAGGAGTTCCGCTTCTCCCGTCGAATGTTAATGAGTCTCGACTTCTCATATGTGTATTATAGCACAACAAGTGCCATTTGTCAAGGCTAATCGCCCATCTTTTCGATAAGATTCTCAACAAAGCAGATAACCTCAACAGTAGGGACGAGATCATTTGCCTTCAGGAATTTCTGAATGAGCAAGCTCTGAACGAATCCAGATTCAATGCCTTCATTGGCTACGGTGCGAGCGATCATTTCACATTTCTGGATATCTGTCATTGTGTTGCCTTGTGTGTTGTTGTTTGTCATATAAGTATTATACCATATTTATCGGCATTTTGCAAGGCTACTGTCCACCTTTTCGGCCTAAAATCCAAAAGTATCCAAAGTTTTTTTTGGTACAAGATTTGCTTACAGAAAATTGACGTAACCCGTTGCTATCAAAGGACTTACGACACGGGGGGCGGGCCGTTTTCGCCGTAAGTCGTTATATGGTAAGAGGTTACGTTCCAGCCGAGGATTAGGTTTTTTATCGGGATATTCCCGCCCTCTCAAATTTCACATTGGTTTTCTCTTTTTTAAGAAAAAGTCGTGTGTATTGTATCAGAAACCTGCCTGCCCGTCAACCTTTAACTTGCCAATTCCTGAAGTTCTTTATTAATTTCCTCCCGATCCATTTCGTACCATTCGTCGTTTGCGGCATCCTGCTCGCACTCATAATTGAAAAGTTCAGCCAATTCGTCGCTGTGAATTTCGTCAAAGCTGTTCGTCATGTCAATCCCTTAAGAAGTGTCGTTCGTTAGGCTTGCATTATATTATAATGATCGGCATTTCGCAAGGCTACTGTCCTCTTTTTTTAACTTAAATTAGAAAGTTTTCAAGGTTTTTTTTGGTATGCAAGTTGCTATAACAAATTGACATAACCTGTTGGTATGAAAGGACTTATGTCGCCGGAGGCGGGCCTTCCGTGTCGTAAGTCCTTACGTGGTAAGGGTTTACGTCGATTTGCCGTCACATCACCCGACAGGGTCGGGTAAGACACTACGTGTCTCACTCGTATTGAGACCGAGTCTCAAGAATATGCTGGTTCGACTGTTTTCTCGCAAATCTCACAAGTGAGATTGTCGTTCTCATAATTGACACGGCCAATAGCGGCTTTGACATTTCGGCCAACACGATTCTGATTGACGCACGACGGACAACTGTAAAATTCTCCGTTATCCGATTCGACATAGTAGAACAACGGATATCCACCGGGGAAAGTGACGTGAGCGACGGGCCTGATCATGAGTTTGAATCCTGAAAGGTGAGAGATGCGGGCATTTTAGCGTATGCCCGAAACGCTGTCAAGTCTATTCGGCAGCCGTTCCGAATTCGTCGCAATAACTTTCAAATGCCGCCAGATATCCGGTATCGACGTTTTCAATGCTCTGGATTGGTTGAGCAGGATAGAAATTGTTGTAGTGGAAAGTCTGATTGACAAAATCAATCTGGTTTTCCTGAACGCTCTGATGATTCATCACTTTGTCAGTGTCGAGCCATTTAGCGGTTACGTTGAAGTGTTTCATCTTGTTTCCTTTGTTTCTTGTGTCGTTCGTGAGTATGGATTGTACCAAACCGATTAACAGATTGCAAGCTCAATGTCATCTATTTCCAATTCAATTAATTCACCGTCTGGACATCCGGCGAAAACCGTTCCATCGGTCCACATTTCTTCAACGCACAATTCGCTGCCATCAACCAAAACCAGATCCTTAAGAGATACTGTGAATCCGTCTTCTGCAATCAGAGAATTTACTTTTGTTGCTTTGCTCATTTTGTTTTCCTTTGTGTTGTTGTTGTTTGTCATATGACCAGTATACCATAAGTATCGGCAGAATTACAAGCTTAGCTTTAACAATTCCGGAATAATTCCGAAGATCGTAAAAAGAATTACTTCGGCCACGATAACAAAAGCGACGATGTTTGCGATTCGTTTGATAGTGTCCATTCTTGTTTCCTTTGTGTTGTTGTTTGTCATATCGGGATGATACCATAATCATCGGCGTATTGGAAGCCCGACATCACTATTTATCGATTTTCAATAAGATTTTCAATATTCGCGACAAGCTGAACGGTTGGCGTCAGATCATTTTCCATCAAAAGCCGTTGAATCAGCAGATCTCGAACGAATGCAGAAGGAACATTTTTTGCAGAAACTTCTGAAGCAATTTTTTCACATTTCTGAATGTCGTTCATTTTCGTTCCCTTGTTTGTTGTTGCGTTTGTCATATATGTATTATATCGTCTATTCGCGTGATTGTCAATAGTATTTCCACAAGAATAAAAAGAAAATCACAAAGATATTTATTATGACGTAACCTGTTGGTATCAAAGGACTTACGTCGCCGGGGGCGGGCCTTCCGTGTCGTAAGTCGTTACTGTGTAAGGGTTTACGTCGGCTTAGCTGATTCCTTTAGGTGGGACACCTATTCCCGCAAATCGGAACAGGTAAAGGGCGGTGTTACTCTGAACCGTATCGTCCACTACAAGTAATGGCATCCTGCGTTTGGCGGATATTATCCAATATTGTCAACATGTGTTTCGTCAACATCCCCGTTGTCATCAGCAACGAACATCGTCCCGTCAGTGTACAGTGTGTCAACGCATACGTGATCGCCGTCGATCAGCACCATATCACCGATGCTGATTGTGCCATCTTCGGTCAAGATGTTGTAAGTTGTCGTTGCCTGTGGTGCTTGTGTGTTGTTGGTCATTTGTCTTGTGTCCTTGATAGTGTTGTTTGTGATAGGTGCATTATAGCAGAAACGTCCGCCAATTGCAAGGCCAATGCTAACCAATATCGTCAATTTCGAAGAAGTTTTCTTCTCCATCAGCGGAGACGGCGAAGAATGTGCCATCCTCGTAAACGTCGGAGATGTTGAATTCAACTCCGTCGATGATGACCATGTCATCTTCCTTGATTGTGATTGCTTCGCCCATGAGTGTTTCGCCGGTGTATTCTGCTGAGTTCATCATTTTGTTTTTCCTTTGTTGTGTTGTTTGTGTCTCTAAGTATTATATCGGCATTTGAGCCGTTTGTCAACAGTGTTTTTCAAAGTTTTTATGCAATCTTGTCGATGCCATGCAAAGCACTGTCATAGAATCCCCATCCAACAATTTTGTTGGTGATTGGGGAAACGTAAACATCGTTTCCATCCCAATCGTTCAATACTACTACACCATCGTAGATGTCAGTGTCATCCCACTTAATTGAAATACTTTTTCCAATTACTTTGATGTCAGAGTTGATGTTGTCGAAGATGTCGTCGATTGAGTTGAACATTGTTTTGCTTTCTTGTTTGTCGTTCGTTGTTGTCTCTAAGTATTATATCGACATCTCATGCATTTGTCAATAGCTTTACACAAGAAAATAAAAGATTTTTCTAAGATTGATATAAGATTGATATAAGTTGTTGCTATCAAACGACTTACGTCGCCGAAAGCCCACTAGTATCGCTCTAAGTCTATACTGTACAACGACTTATGGAAATATAGGGGTATATGGTTTTATCTTACAAAATCGAAGTCCCTTTCGCTCGGAAAAAAGCTATGGTGGTGCTGTTAAAATTCGGACCTTCCAAACCGGACTAAATAAATGTCCTACCCAATCTATTCTATTCGAGCCTTTTGTTTCTCTCGTCTTGTCTCTCCTTTCGCTCCTGCTCTCTTGCTTCCTTTCTTTTTTCAGCACCATAGGACTTGTAGCAGATCGCCGCTATTTCGGGATACTTCTCTCTCAGTCTCAACTTTCTCTCCCATTCATAGATACTTCCCACTGCTTTAAATTCGAAGTGATCCATAAGTTTCTCTCTATCCCCCTTAAACTCCGTCCATTTCTCCTCAAAATCTATTCTAAACTGCCTCGTGTTATCAAGGTTGTTCTCCCTGTAGCTACCCGACTCAAGATGATCTGGATTGACACAAAGCTTATTATCACACATATGTCTTATGAGAGGCGGATATTCGCCCTTATACTTATAATATGATAATCTATGAGGTATAATCCATTTCAGATCCTTATATCCCCTGTCTCCAATGTTTGCTGAAATTGATTTTCCATACCCACTCGGTGCTCCTATATTCCACTCCCAACATCCACACTCGGTGACGGTATAATTATCTGGATTTATTTTATGCTTAGATTTCTCTAAATACGGTTTCATCTCATTAATATCCTGCGTAACCCAATAGTTATACAAGCTACAGAATTCATACTGCCTCATGTGGAACCCTTCTCTCTCCAGCTCATCCCCCTCAGTATCGCACTCTTCAATCAAGGCCGTCTTAAAATAGTACTGGCCACTATTATAATCCTCCTGCATATCCTTGTTATAATGAACATTTCTCTCTAACTGCGAAAGATGATCTTCAACTCTCGCCCTAATTCTCACGCTGGACCCAATATACAGTCTGTCTACAGTCATAGAAGAATCTTTAGCAAAGGCAAAAATACCATAAACTCCCATTTGATCCCTAGAGCTGTCAATCTCAACCATCTTCTCTTTCATATAAGGGTAAGGCTTCAGCTTGCCTCTTTTAATAGCTTGAGGAAGCAACCGTTTAACTGAATCAACCTTCAACCCTAATTTCTTAGCAATTATTGGTGCCGGTATAGGACTTTTCTTTCTCATCTCTATTATCTGTTTCTCTTGTCTGACCGTGAGGTGGTCTCTCTTTGCTCTCTTCTTATTATCGGTTGACCCACTAGGTCTGCCGTTACGATCATTGGTAATAAGCTTCAAATTCTCAATTCTGTCATCAAATAGATCACCATTAATCGGCACAACTTTCTCGTTTTGACTATACATACCATAATTTACTACCCAAACCATTTCTCTAGCCTTACAAGACAACTTATTTTTGCTGTCTGGAAAGACAAAACTGAACAACATTCCATATTTACTCTTAGTTCCCCTTCTTTTACCAATTTTAGTTCTAGTGTCTCCTGAAATCATTTCATGAATACCAGTACATTTGGTATCTACTGTCTGCAATTTCCGTTGTTGTTTTTTGGTTAAGATATGACCAGACTCATTAACCTCAATATGCTCCAATATGTACTGGAGTTGATCATTTGTTAATTCTGTAATATGCACTCGTCGTTCCTCCTCGATAATTTGATATAAATACAACCCGACCTTTTATCTCATCGCATGAATACGATCAGATATAAACTATTCATCTGTGAGCAAATAGACCAGCATTTCATGGTAGTGTGGGGGACAAGGCTCAGTCCCAACTTCTGCAACTAGGCAGTAAATTCTTTTTTACAAAAGCCTCTGCTGACGCATTTTCTTAGGCACGGGTAATACCTAATTCTCAACTCCAGACAATTCAAAGAATTCTTTCTGCATTGCAGCTCGCCGGTCACACAACTGATCTCACTCGAACGCAGTGAGTTATTTATTTGCCGGACATGGTTCAGAAAGAGTTCCCCTCTCGAATAGTCACTATCTATAATATCCACAAGTAACAGTTTTACAATGATTTTTTGTTAATTTTTACCATTTTAGAATCTTTTATCCATCAAAACCACCGTTTCGTGTATATTATTAATAGGAGGTGTCACATGAAAAAAGATCCAGAAGAAGTTACAAACATAAAAACCGTCGTTGTTGCAAAAGCCACTGCTGATCTCTGTGATGAAATTCTCGATGATTTACAAGTTCCCGATCCACCTGACAAGTCAATAGGTTCCCTAATAAATGAAGATGATGAATCCAAATTATCGAGGAGGAACGACGAGTGAAGAATAAACAAGTACATGCTAGACATAATTTATATTCTCCTGTGCGAAGATTAGAAGATGGTGGCTTAGAATTAGCTAAAGCAGATTTTTCCCATAAAACCGAATCACCATATGCGGGAGTATTATCGGATGATTTTAGTATTGCATCTGAAATGCCCGTTAATGTTAATTTTTTCTATCAAGTTGAGCAATATAAGAACGAAAAGATAGTTTTTGCTGAAAAGGGTTTAGGGGAAATTATCAAAATTCATAATCATAAGCTATTACAACGAGAATATGCATTTGAGGCTTATAATCCCACGGAACTTAAAACTGTATTTAAGCCAATGGGTGGAAAACCGTGTGATATACCAGAAGATTTCAACTTTGGCATATTAAAAACTTATGTACCAACTAATTATATTGAAATATTTGCCGAAGCGAATTCCGTTCTATGTTCAGAGGGCAAATTCAATCCAACTCCAGTTCCCCTTGAGGAAGCCACCTTACTAGGTCGCCTTGATGGACGCATACAATCTATAGATAAAGATGAACTCAAGTTTATTCTGGGAGAAAACATTAAAATCGCCGTCGAGGAATCAAAAAGTCCCCTAAAGTTACGAACGGATGAATTGTCTGTAGATGGTAAGAATTCTATTATAATGACTGACCAAATTCAGTTAAGACCTATGAGATCAAGGCCAAAGCGATTTTCCGTAGGTTCCCTATATTACAATAGGGGTAAAAAGACATTTGAGTTTCACGACGGGAAAAAGTGGAGAACATTGGTAGCTGAGTAGCGAGGAGTTTACGTGCAAGTACCGGAAAATATGACAGAAGAAGAAACCGTTGAAATTATTCAGCGAGTTGTTGATCGCACAGCCCCTAAGTATACATTTTACGGGTATACAGTGGCTGATATGAAGCAGGAGGCATTTATTATTTGTATGGATGCATTGCCTCGTTATGACGGCGAAAGGCCGTTAGAGAATTTCCTAGCGGTCCATCTCTCTAATAGAATGAAAAATTTTGTAAGGGACAATCACTTTACCCAAAGTGACGACCCTGTGCGTATTAATATAACGCAACCGGCTCAACTTGATGAGTCTTATTATATGGAACATGATGATGATCAAATCAATTATGAGGATATTGATTACCGCGACATGGCAAAATTATTAGATAGTGAAATACCACCAGACATGCGGCTTGACTATTTAAAATTGATCAATGATGTTTATATGGCAAAACCACGGCGAGATGAGATTAAGGATTTTATTCAAAACATTTTAGAGGAACATGGATATTATGAAGAGGGGTAGAATATCTAAAGAAGAAGAGAAATTTATAGAATCAAATATGGGCATTATGTCCGTAGTTGAGATTTCTGAAGAATTAGATAGAGACCCAGATAGTGTCCAGCAATTTATTAAGCGGAAATTCAAGGTGGGGCTTTCTGATGAGGAAGAGGCGGCATATGATTTGGAGGAGCGACCCTATTGGTATGACCTAAAGCAGCAATTTACCGATGATGAGTTGGTAATGTTTAAATATCATTGGGCCAGAATCATTTCGCAATTTAAAGATGATGTAATACCCACCGAAGAATTGCAGGTGGTTGATTTAATTAAGCTTGATTTGCTAATGAACAGGTCTTTAAAGGCAAATAAGGAAAATTTAAATCAAATTGCGGCTTTTGAGGTTTTAGTTCAAGAAGAGAGGGCTAAAGATCCCGATCAGCAGGACAGAGATCATATTTTTAACTTAGAAAGACAGTGTGCTTCTCTAAAAGCGTCGATGGAGTCATTAAACCGTGATTATCGCGACCTTCAGGATAAAAAAAATAAGATGTTGAAGGAGATGAAGGCTACTAGGGAGCAAAGAGTTAAGAGATTAGAAGATAGTAAGCAATCTTTTACGGGCTGGTTAGCCTATCTTATCAGTAATCCCGAAATTACCAGAAAATATGGTGTTGAAATGGAAAAAATGAAGATTGCTATGATTAAAGAAAAAGAAAGATTGGGTGCGTATCATAAATATGAAGACGGACAGGTGGATCAACCTTTTTTAACACCGGATACAGTAAAGGAATAATATGAAAGCCATAATCTTTGGAGTGACCGGACAGGATGGGAGCCATCTAGCGGATTTACTGCTTGAAAAAAAATATACAGTTATTGGTGTATCGAGAAGATGCAGTGTGGATAATACTGGTAGGATAAAGCATCTACTAAATTCTGATAGATTTAATCTGGTACACGGTGATATCACCGATGTATTTAGTGTTATGAATATTTTAAGAGATAGCGAAGATGTAGATGAAATCTATAATCTCGCTGCACAGTCGCATGTGCAGGTATCTTTTAGTCAACCAGCCTTAACTTGGGATATTACTGGTAAAGGATGTTTAAATATCTTGCAAAGTATTGTAGATCTTAAGTTACATTCGAGATTTTACCAAGCTAGTTCGAGTGAGATGTTTGGGAAGAATTATGATGTAGACAGGTCTCAAAATAAATTTCAAGACGAAAACACAAAATTTTTACCACAATCTCCGTATGCTATTGCAAAATGTGCTGCTCACTATATGACGAGGTTATTTAGGGAGGCTTATGGCGTCCATGCAAGTGCCGGAATTTTATTTAATCATGAAGGTCCGCGTAGAGGCAAAACATTTGTAACAAGAAAAATTACACACTGGATGGGTGAATACAGCAAATGGTTGAAGTTTAATGGAATCAAACATAAAGACATAAGTAATAAATGTAAGAATGGAGATGATATTTATGCTTCCGGATTGGCCGGATCTTTTCCCAAGCTACGTTTAGGAAATCTTGAAGCATTCCGAGATTGGGGATATGCAGGAGATTATGTGGAAGCAATGCGGATGATGTTGCAGCAAGATAATCCAGACGATTATGTTATTTGCACCGGAGAGACACATACAATTAGGGAATTTTTAGATGTGGCATTTTCTCATATTGGTATTTTTGATTGGACTAATTTTGTTGTGATTGATCCTGAATTTTATAGACCAGCAGAGGTTGATTATCTAAAGGGTGATGCTACTAAAGCAAATACTGTTTTAAACTGGAAGCCTCAAACTTCATTCAGTAAATTAATTAAAATGATGGTAGATAGTGATGTAGGTAATGAAAATATTTAAGGTTTATATGTACTTAGGCTTAGTTTTAAGTAGATTAAAAAAATATAAATTGGATGAATATGCTTATGAAAATCCAATAATTTTTGTTCCCGCTAATGATCCAGATGACGCATGTCATCAAGCATACATTGGATTATCAGAAAAAATTATCAAACAAGGTCTCTATAAAACAAATGGATATTATGATGTAAATATTTTAGAATTTACTAAAGATATTTTAAATGACATAAGTATTATGCGTGTAGGTGTAGCTAATGAGAAGAAATTATGACGACCCACTTTATAAAGAATGGAGACAACGAGTAAGAAAAAGAGATAAATATAAGTGCCAAATGCCTTCTTGCTCCAAGACTAAACAATTACAAGTACATCATATTAAAAAATGGTCGTCAGCTTCCAATCTTAGGTATGATATAGATAATGGTATTACTTTGTGTAAGTGGTGTCATAAAAATATTACTAAATATGAAGAAATATATGAGTCATTGTTTACAGATATAGTGAGATCAAAAAATCATGAGTAAAAAATATCCTAAAGCACCAGATTATTATGTTATTAAAGATACTAGAGAACAAAACGGTTATTTTTTTAGTAAATTCAATAAATGTGCAGGTATGGTCACGCAGAAGTTAGACACTGGTGATTATACTATTGAGGGTATGGAAGATAAGATTTGTGTGGAACGAAAAGCTTCTGTTGAAGAAATCGCTATAAATCTTGGTAAACAAAAGCACGCATTTATGAATGAAATTGAAAGAATGAAGGAATTTCCTCATAGATTCATAATTTTAGAATTTAGCTTAGATGACTTACTTAAATTTCCAGATGAAACTAGGATACCTGCAGATAAAATTAAGTCTGTGAGAATAACTGGAAAATACATTTTAAGATGTTTAATGGAATTCCAAGTATATGATAAAATACATGTTGTATTTGCGGATAATAAATACAATGCGTTTTTGTATATAAGTAGCCTCTTTAAGAGGATAAATGATCTATATACTATTGGGAGGCAAAAATAATGGATGATATCGTGAATGATATACATAACTATTGTGTTAATGTAAAGACGCGGGAAATATATTTAAATCCCTATATCAGTTCTAACGAGGATGATCCAGGGGTTGATTATCGTATGTCATCACAATTCATTAAGAATATAACCCATTTAGATGCGATTAACAATAAACCTATTCTAATTCATATGTATGCGATAGGTGGAGATTGGGGAGCAGGAATGGCTATATATGATGCCATCTCAGCTTGTAATTCTTATATAACTATTATTGGTTATTCTCAAGCGGAATCTATGAGTAGTATTATATTGCAATCTGCAGATTTTAGAGTAATGACTCCATATTCCTACTTTATGTTGCATTATGGTTCCAGTGCCTATGAGGGTCATTATTTAAACATGCAGGCAAATGCTAAGTTTGATAAAAGGTGTTGTGATATTATGGTGGATATTTATTCAAAATATCTTCTTAAATCTAAATTTTTCAAAGAAAGCTATGAAGATGCAACACAGGAAAAAGCTAAAAATTATATTTTAAGAAAAATGAAAAACGGTGACTGGTATCTAAATGCACACGAGTGTTTGTATTATGGGTTTTGTGATTCTGTATTAGGTGACAAAAAAGCTAAGGACATTACAAGTTTAAGAAATGGTTGAATCAAATTTAAAAATTATTAATGAAGCTTGGTTGAATATAGATGTTGATGAAGATCAAATCTTTAATCCAATGTCTCTCATATCATTCAATGAAGATGATTTTCATCTGAAACTATCTTGGTTGATGACAAAACCAGAATATTTTTCTTTCTTGTGCAAACAAGTATTCAATATTACTATATTGCCGACTCAAGCATTGATTTTACATGAAATGTGGAATCGTAAGTTTCCTATGTTGATTGCTAGTCGTGGGTTTGGTAAATCCTTTACTCTTTCTCTCTATTCTATGATGAGGGCTTTACTTCTACCTGAACGAAAAGTTGTAGTTGTTGGTGCTGCTTTTCGACAGTCAAAGGTTCTTTTTGAGTATATGGAAACAATTTGGAATAATGCACCTGTTTTAAGGAGTATGTGTGATGAGAATTCTGGACCACGTAGAGATGTGGACCGTTGCGTTATGCGGATTAATAAATCTCGCATTACTTGTTTACCTTTGGGGGACGGACAGAAAATCAGGGGTCAAAGAGCTAACGATATTATCTCTGACGAGTTTGCTTCCATACCTCGTGATATTTTTGAAACCGTTGTGGCAGGTTTTGCTGCGGTAAGTTCAGATCCTATTGAAAATGTAAAAAGATTAGCTTCTGAAAAGAAAGCTAAGTCACTTGGTGTTGAAATTATTAAAAATAATGATGACATTGTAGCAAATAAAGATAATCAAATTATATTATCCGGTACTGCATATTATGATTTTAATCATTTTGCTACATATTGGAAAAAGTGGAAGTCAATTATAAAAAGCGGAGGTAGACATAATAAGCTTAGAGATATCTTTGGTGGAGAAGATGTTCCAGACAGCTTTGATTGGACTCAGTATTCTATTGTGAGAATACCATATGAGCTTTTGCCGGAAGGGTTTATGGATGCCGCACAGGTCGCTAGATCGAAAGCAACAGTTCATGCTGGTATTTATCAAATGGAGTTCGGAGCGTGCTTTACGCGGGATTCTCAAGGCTTCTTTAAGCGTACATTGATTGAGTCGTGTGTTGCTAATGATCAAGAACCAATTAAAGATAGTCAAGGTAATGAAATAGTTTTTGAGGCTAAATTAATGGGTGACCGTGATAAAAAATATGTATTTGGTGTTGACCCTGCTTCTGAAGTAGATAATTTTAGTATAGTTGTTCTCGAATTAAATCATGATCATAGAAGAATTGTACATTGTTGGACTACTACTAGATCTGAGCATAAGGAAAAAGTTAAAAAAGGTTTTTCTTCCGAAACAGATTTTTATGCTTATTGTGCTCGTAAGATTCGTGATCTTATGAAATTGTTTCCATGTGTTCATATTGCTATGGATGCACAAGGTGGTGGTATCGCTGTTATGGAGTCATTGCATGATAAAGATAAGATTCAACATGATGAGGTTGCTATTTGGCCGGTTATTGATGACGATAAACCAAAAGATACTGATGATGAGCGTGGGTTGCATATTTTAGAAATGTGTCAATTTGCTAGATATGAATGGTTAGCTGAAGCAAATCATGGATTAAGAAAAGACTTTGAAGATAAGGCAATTATTTTTCCCAGATTTGATGCAATTACAGTTGGATTGTCAAATGCTGAAGATGGATTAAAAGGAAGGATGTACGATACTCTTGAAGAATGTGTTATGGAGATTGAAGAGCTTAAAGATGAGCTTGCTATGATACAGATAACACAGACCGCTAATGGTAGAGATAGATGGGATACACCTGAAGTTGTTATTGGTGCTGGAAAGAAAAGTAAAATGAGGAAAGACCGTTATTCTTCATTAATTATGTCTAATATGGCTGCTAGAACAATATTGAGAACTCCTACGGCTCAGGCTTATCAGTTCTATGGAGGCTTCGCCACAATAATCGATGATGATAATAAACCAAAAGGTGATATGTATACTGGTCCGAGTTGGTTTGTGGATAGTATGAAAGATATTTTGTGAATTGTGTATAATTAAGGTAGTTGGATTAACAATCCAATTATACCTTTTTCAATTGAATTGCGGAGAATAAAATGAGCAACAAAGATTCTATCATTACCTGGGAAGATGGAGATGCATCAAGTAAGTCTCGTGCTATGGAGCGATTTGCAGATTCTATAGATGCTTATGAAGGAATTTCTAAAGCAAACCATAGAACATTTTTGGATATTGAAGCTAATAGGTCTGTCAGACCATCTTTTGATAAAAATGATTATTATGCTTTTCGTAGTAATGAGCAAGTCCCAACAAAACAAAAACATGCAATTAAAATGTGTATGGAGGCTTATGACAAGGTTGGTATTATTAGAAATATTATTGATTTAATGGGAGATTTCGGTAGTCAAGGTATCAATATTGTCCACGAAAACAAGAGTGTCGAAAAATTTTATAAACAATGGTTCAATAAAGTTGATGGTAAAGAAAGGTCTGAAAGATTTTTAAATAACCTTTATAGAACTGGAAATGTATTTGTTTACCGCAGTGACGCAAAAATTAGCCAAGATATTGTAAAATACATAAGATCTATGGGTAGTGATATAACGGTTAAGCTACCATCTATTAAGGAGGATGTTGTTCCTTGGAGATATAATTTTTTTAATCCACTAACTATTAATATTAAGGATGGTAATTTAAATCTATTTTTGGGTAGAAAAAAATTTGAAATATCAAATAAGTCTTTTCTGGACAATTTTCAGAAAGATAATATTCCAGCCAAAATTTTAGAAACATTACCTCCTGATATTAAAAATAAGATTAAAAATGGTGAAAGGTCAATTAGTTTAGATGAAAACAAACTCAGTGTTTACTATTATAAAAAAGATGATTGGCAACAATGGGCTAATCCTCTCACGTATGCGATTCTTGATGACATCATTATGCTCGAAAAGATGCGGTTGGCAGATTTATCTGCTCTTGATGGTGCTATTAGTAATATTAGATTATGGACGCTTGGAAGCCTTGACCACAAAATTTTACCAACAAGAGATGGTGTTAATAAGCTCAGAAATATTTTAGCCAGTAATGTTGGTGGTGGAACAATGGAATTAGTCTGGGGTCCAGACTTAAAATATACTGAATCTAACAGTCAAGTTTATAAATTCTTAGGTTCTGAAAAATATCAATCAGTTCTTAATAGTATTTATGCGGGATTAGGTGTTCCTCCTACCTTGACGGGTATGGCATCTAATGGTGGTGGATTTACAAACAACTTTATATCTCTTAAAACATTGGTCGAGCGATTACAATATGGTAGAGATCAATTAACTAAGTTCTGGGCAAAAGAGTTAGAATTAGTTCGTAGGGCTATGGGTTTCAGGAAGCCCGCTCATATTATCTATGACCAAATGAGTTTATCAGATGAAGCAGCAGAGAAAAACTTATTAATTCAATTAGCTGACAGGTCTATCATTAGTCATGAGACTATCCTTGATAGATTTAAAGAAATACCTGCTGTTGAAAAAGTTAGACTCAACAGAGAGAATAAAGATAGGGACAAAGATAAACTTCCAGATAAAGTTGGTCCGTTCCATCCTCCTACTGAAAACGATGATTTATCAGAAAATGAAAATGGTAGACCTAAATTTAGTAAGGATGAAGAGCCACGAAAGAAAAGGGTTGAAAAACCTAAAAACACTCCTGGCGTTGCTGATCTTATTGTTTGGGCTAATAAATCATTTGATTTAATATCTGATGTCACAAACAAGGCGTTTTTATCTGTGTCTAATAAGAAAAATATGAGACAGTTAACAAAGGCAGAAGTTGGTTCTTTAGAAACCCTTAAGGTAGATATATTAACAAATTTACCAGTTATGCATGAAAATGTAGATGCAAACTATATTAGTGAGATTGTTAAATCAAGCAAAAAGACCCCAAAGGAGTTTAAAATAATCATGGAAAACAAGGATATAAACATCTTAAATATGTCTATGGATGAGTATAAAAAACAGGTGGTAGCAAGTTACACAGAATATGTTTTAGGTAGTTAAAACCCGTTTTATCTATGTTTTAATGTATCTCGTGTATAATTTAATACGAGGTGAAAATTATGAATAAAATACAAATTTTTCAAAAAGAAATTGAAGATGGTATTTCTGATCAGGTTCAGAGTACTGCTTCAGTTGCTTATTTATCTCCCTTCACTGTCAAAGCAGAAGAATTTACTTCTGAAGTAGAAAAAAGTGAGATAGAAAAACTTTTAGCCGATAATAATAAACAACACGATCTTTATTACTTAGAATCAGTGTTAGTCTCTACTAATTGGAATAGAAATGATGATGTATTTTTAGCAGATGTCACATGGGCTGCGAGAAATACGCCAGAAGACAAACCATTTAATTTTATGCATGATGAAAATGATATCATTGGGCATATTATAGGTAGTTATGTTACTGATACTGAAGGAAATAGAATTTCCGACGATCAAGAAGAAACTCCTGCAAATTTTGATATTATTACTCGTGCCGTTCTTTATAACAGTTGGATGAATGAAGAAAATAGAGAGCGAATGGATAGTATCATTGCAGAAATCGATGAAGATAAGTGGTTTGTTTCTATGGAGTGTTTATTTGCTGGTTTCGACTATGCAGTTATTGACAAGACTGGTAGTCAGAAATTAGTAACCAGGAGTGATGATTCATCTTTCTTAACTAAGCATTTACGTGCTTATGGTGGAACTGGTGAATATGAAGGTTATAAAGTTGGACGTGCTTTACGTGATATTTCTTTTTCTGGGAAAGGATTGGTGTCAAATCCAGCAAATCCTAGAAGTATAATTTTAAACTCTAAAAGTATCGCTTTTAGTGTTGATGGGTTTTCAACGATGAAGGAGACAAATATGTCTGAATCTCAGGTTCAAGAGGAGCAAGTGGTTGAAGAACCAGTTGTTGCTGAAGAACTAACTGAAGAGGTTGTTGAAACAGTAGAAGCTGATGCGGTTACAGATAATTCTACGGAAGCTATTGAAGTAGCTGAAGAAGTGTCTGAAACTGTTGCGGAAGATACTGATGATACAACAGCAAAGCATTATGAAGATGATGATGAAAAGAAAAAGAAGAAAGAAGATGAAGCTAAGGCTTCTTTAGAAGAAGCTTTAAAATCTGCTGAAGCAAAGATTGCTGCATTAGAAGCGGTTGTTGCTAAATCAGCTCAGGATTTGAAACAAGCTGAATCTGAAATGTATGATATGAAGAAAAAGCAAAAAGAAGAAAAGAGAAAAGCTGCTTTAATCGAAGCTGGTGTTTCAGCGGATGAATTAGATGCTACTCTTGCTTCTTTTGGTGCTCTTGACGACGAAGCATTTGATGCTGTAGTCAATCTTTATGCTCGCAAAAGTGTTGTAGCGACTGATGTTAAAGAAGAAGCTACAGAACAAGCAGAAGCAGAAGCAACTGAAATTTTCGATGAAGTCGAGACATCAGAAGCGACTCTGGTAGAAGCTGAAACAGAAGAAGTAGATGAAATAGCAGCAACACGAGCAAGTATTGCTGATTACATCTCAAATTCAATTCTTAGTAAGTAAATCCTTTTTTCTATAGGAGAAAACAAATGGCTCTTAAAGCAGACAGAAGTGTAGAGGCTACTGATATTAGCTTTTTCTACAATGCTGGTACGGCAACCCGTGGTGGTGTAGCTGTACTGGAAAATAATACTGCATCTGGTGCAGCAATGGACCAAGGTGCTAACTTATGTGCTTATGCAACCGCAGCATCAACAGATATTCCAGTTGGTATTCTGTTGAATGATGTTGTTAACAAAGATTTAACGAGAACTCATTTAAATCAGCACAAAGACGAAGTTCAAAAGGGTGGCAAGGTTACCATTATGACTCGTGGTACTGTTGTTACTAGTAACATTACTGGTACTCCATCTCCAGGTAAGCTTGCTTATGCTGATAGTGCAAGTGCTGGTAATATTACTGTAGAACCAGTAGCACCAGCGAATTCTGGATCTTTATGTGTAGGTCGATGGGCTTCTTATAAAGACTCTGATGGCTATGCTAAATTACACGTCAATCTTCCACTCAACAACGGTGCATAATCGCCCATAACCAATAGGAGAATTTAATATGTCATTTACTGAAAGACCAAGTGATGAATTTATTTCATTGCTTCGTAAAGCTGGCGATAGTGACCAAAATGTAGCTATTGCCGCACAACGAGAATTTGCTAAAGCTTTGGAGCTGCCTCTTCGTAAGGGAGTTTTGGCTGGTGATATTCTTGGTAATATTTTCGAAGTAACCACGGTAGAAGCCGGTGGAACAACTGAGTATCCACTCGACCTTATCTCTCCTGGACTTGAAGGTGAGCATATTGCTTACACTAATCCAGGTAATGGTAGAGTTCCTGAGCGTAGCGTAGAAGGTGACTATGTTGCGATTCCAACTTACAGTATCACAAGTTCTATCGACTTCTTGCTTCGATATGCTCGTGAAGCTCGTTGGGATATCGCTGCTCGTGCTATGCAGGTTATGGAAGCTGGCTTTACCAAGAAGATGAATGATGACGGCTGGCATACCATCCTCGCGGCTGGTGTTGACAGAAATATCCTCGTCTATGATGGTGATGCTACTGCGGGTATGTTCTCTAAGAGACTTGTTTCTCTTATGCAGACCGTTATGCGTCGTAATGCTGGTGGTAACACTGGTTCTGCGGGTCGTGGTCGTTTGACAGACCTGTATGTTTCTCCAGAAGCTCTGGAAGATATCCGTAACTGGGGTCTTGATCAGATTGATGAAGTTACTCGACGCGAAATCTACAGTGCTTCTGAAGATGGTGCTCCAATTACCCGTGTATTTGGTGTTAACCTGCATGATCTCGATGAACTTGGCGAAGGTCAAGAATATCAGACATTCTTCACAGGTAGCTTAAGTGGTGCTGTTCAGGCTGCTGACCTCGAATTGGTTGTTGGTTTGGATCAGTCATCTAATGATAGCTTTGTAATGCCTGTTCGTCAGACTCTTGAAGTCTTTGAAGATCCTACTCTTCATAGACAGCAGAGAGCTGGATTCTACGGTTGGGCTGAAATTGGATTTGGTGTCCTTGATAACCGTCGAGTTATCCTTGGCTCCTTCTAATATTGCCAAATTGGTGAGTATAATAAGTCATCCTCGTACTTTGCGGGGATGGCTTTTTTTTGTGTATAATATGGTATAAATTCTTTATTTCAAGGAAATTCCTATGAGGAGAAGATAATGGCTGCTCTTTCAGATTATTTAGAATCTGGTTTACTTCACCATGTTTTTAGAGGTGAAACTTTTGCTAAACCAACAAATATTTCAATAGCATTGACTAGTGGTGTTCCAAGTGATGATCAAACGGGAACTACTATTTTAGAAGTAGCATCTGGAGATGGTACAACACTTAGTGGTTATTCAAGAGTTAGTTTAGGTGACCCAAACAGTGTTGGGAATTCTAAATGGAGCTATACTACTGCAGATAATACTGCTGGTAGTGGAATTATTAAAAATGCAGTTGATATTACATTTAGTCAAGCGACATTAGACTGGGGTAGGATATCTGGTGTGGTTGTACTTGATTCTGCAATCCACGCTACACATCCAACTGATGACCCTGGTAATGTTTTAATGCACGCAACACTTGATAATGCAAGAAATATTTATATAGGTGATAGTGTTAAATTTGCTGCAGGCACACTTCAAATCTCCTTGGATTGACAATTATATTTCCTAAACCAACTAAGGATTAGATAAATGATTTTAAGTAAACAGGAGTTCATTAACTCCCTTACTGATTATCTTCCAGATAATGCTAATCAAGAGATTTCTCCGTTAGATCTTAGAACAGTTATAACAAACTTAGCTGATTCTATTCATTTAATGACCGTATCAAGTCATATTGATGCCGCCAATATGGGGACAAAATCCACTCGGACTTCTATTTTTGGACAAGAAGCCCTTGGCAAACTTGATTTAGTTGGTAGATCTACTTCGGATAATTCTGTATTTGGTTATAATGCCTTAAATGGTAATTATGAGGGAACTCATAATACAGCTATTGGTTCTCAATCAATCAGTTGTAATGTTTATGGAGATCATAATGTTGGTGTTGGAGTTAGTGCTTTAGGAGGGAATACTACAGGCTCTGGTAATATAGGTATTGGTAACTACACCTTACGTAGAAACAGAACTGGTAGTTTTAATATCGCTATAGGTCATGCTGCTGGTAACTACATTGGTGCAACTGACAGTTATAAGTTTTATCTTGGTGCTATTCCAGTAGAACAAGATGATAATTGTCTTATTGAAGATGGTGTAACATCACTTACTCCATTGATGTATGGTAATTTAGAAGATAACTTATTAGCTATAAACACAAAATCCTTACATACTTTCGGAACTTTACAAGTTGCCGGAGATGCCTCTCCATCTGATAATGCTTCTACAAACTTAGGTCATGGTTCTAAACACTGGAAAATGGCTTATATTTCCAGTGGAATCTCTTACCCTAACTCTGGCACTTTTACAATTTATAGTAATGCACCTAAAAATTCTAATCCCATACAATATCCTGAACTATATAATCAATATAATCTTACTGCTAGACAACATTTCGACGGTAATGGAAATATTGGATTTGGTACTAATGCCCCGTCCGGTGATCACGGTTTAATTACTGTGGCTGGAAGTGTAGTACCGTCTGAAAGTGGTATTTTTGCTTTAGGCCATCCTTCATTGACTTGGGATGCATATCTTAATGATGTAGTTATTAGTGGTCAGTTAAAAGCAAATAACACTGTATATAATGAAATTGGTGAAT